TAAGATATACTTCTGATTTTACTCCATCAACGACACCATTTTCTAATGATAGTAATACAATATTATTAACTTGTCAACACTCTGCACCAGCCAAAACTACAAATGGTGCATATCATTTTACAACCACTTCATCAAGGTTAACAGCTGAACACACAGATTTTAACCTTGCAAGTAGTACACCATTTACTATGGAAATGTGGTATAAAATGACAACTATAGGAAATCCTCTTTGGGATTTTGGAGGTGGTAATGCGTTTCAACTGTACGAATATCAAAGCAAAATGCAAATATATGGATTAGGCGGTTCATATGTTATTGATTTTGGAACTGGTGTTGGCCATGATACCGGTGTATGGTATCATGTTGCCATAGTTGGAGATGGATCTAATAACGTAAAGGCGTATCTTGATGGCGTACAAGTAGGTAGCACTTACAATGCAAGTTGGTCTATTACGGGTGGTAGAATAAGACTTAATGGATACGCAGGCAGTGGATATACAAATGTTGGTCATGTAGTTTATATGTCTGATGTTCGGTTAGTTAATGGAACAGCAGTTTACACTGGTAATTTTACTCGTCCGTCTGGACCACTTACAACCACAGGTGGTACATATCCATCTAATACTAATGTTAATACTTCTATAACTGCATCTCATACAAAGTTATTAACTGGTCAAAATTCTTCTGGTTCTAAAGTCGATAATTCTGCATCTGGACATACACTTACTGAAGATGGAACAGTTACACCAGGAGCAGGGGTAGAAAAAATAGCGCCTGATGCTAGTACAAATAATTTTGATTTAATAGCAAATGGCGATGTACATAATGCTAAATATTGGCCTTTTGGTTATAACGGATAAAAACTTATAAATAGATATAAATTTACTGTGGATAGGGAAACAGAAAAATGGCTACAAAGAAAAAATTTCTTGCTAAACATGGTTTAGCTGTTAACACTTTAAGTGGATCAACTACAACTCTTAATTATCCTACGGCCGATGGTGTTGCTAATCAGTTTATAAAAACTGACGGTTCTGGTGCTTTATCATTTGCTTCTGTGGCTGACAATTTTTTAGCATTATCAGATACACCAGCTTCTTTTAGTGGTAATAACGGTAAAGGTATTTTAGTTAAAGCTGACGGAACTGGATTAGAGTTCGGGGGTGGTACGGTTGTCAATAGTGTTAATCGACATGAACTTAGTGGTAATGGAAGTACGGCTTTTACACTTGGAACAACTTACTCAAGTGGAAATCACATTTTTGTTTTTGTTGATGGTGTTATTCAAAATACCCCGGCAAACTATAGTTTATCAGGTACAACTTTAACATTTACAGCTGCTCCAGAAAACGGTGCAGATATACTAGTTATGGGATTCTTACCATCTGCTGGTATTATTGATGTAGGTGATTTAATTCCAGATGTTGATAGTTCTCGAGATCTTGGTAGTACAAGTAAAATGTTTAATAATCTGTTTGTCAATAAGATTGCTGCAGATAGTGATGTTACAATTGCTGGTACTTTAAACGGACATTCAGTTCCTGCAGGTTCACCCGGTGGTAAATTTTTATTAGCAACCGAAGTAACTACGATCGGTAATGGTGCCGCATCTGGTAGTGGTACTTTAGCAGCAACTGCTTCTGCTTCAGGTGTTACATTACAATATAGTCCACCGACACCGGCTGGTATTGGTGCTCTAGCAACAAACGGTGATGGAGCCAATCTAACTAATTTGAGTGCATCTGCACTTGCAACAGGTACAGTGGCCATGGCAAGAATCAGTGCATCTGCATTAACAGCGCATATTAATGCGACAGTTGCTCCGGCTTTTTCAAATATAACATCAACACCGACTACCATATCGGGTTATGGAATTACAGACGCTATATCAAATTCTTCTCCTCAACTTGCAGGTAATTTAGATGTAAATGGAAATAACATAGTAAGTTTATCAAATGGTAATATTGTTATACAACCAAACGGTAGTGGTCAAGCAAAAATAACTAATTTGCAATACGATGAAGATATTCATGATTTAGGTACAACAGGCGGAACAATTGCTCCAGACGTTTCAAATGGTAATGTTCAAACAATTGCTCTTAATAATAATTTAACATTAAATGCTTTTAGTAATCCAATTGCAGGACAATCTTTAACCTTAATTATTAATACTAGTGGTACAGGAAGAACTTTATCATCTACTATGAAATTCGCTGGAGGTAGTAAAACATTATCAACCACAAGTACTATCGATGTTATTACTGTATTTTATGATGGTACTAATTATCTTGCAAATCTTGTAAAAAATTATAGCTAAAGGATTTAAATAATGATGCCATTAGGTTTTGGAAGAGCTACATTCGCTCATCCTAGTCAAACAGGTACTACACCTCAAGCAACTCAATTTGTTGATTTTAATGCACCTATTAGTGTTGCCGGTGCTAGCACTACGTTAGAAAATTCTTTTGCTTCTTATCCTCCTACAATAAGTAGTACTAATTTTGGTTACGTATATAATGCTATTACCGGTTTAGGATATACTATACTTGCAACTCCGATATATGGTGCATTTACAGAAAGTTTAGTTAATACTAGCAGTCTAGAGAATCTACCAAATGGAGGATATTTTAATCAGAATGTGTTTCGTTGGGATAATTACTATAATAGTGGAGCTTCTTTCGCCAATCACGGAACTCCATACGGCAATGATAACTGGAATGCTCCTTCACACTTAACTACTCTTTCTAATTATTCTACTACTTTCGGAAGTGCTAATGGGCAACATATGGACGGTCATCCATATTTAGTTATGTCTTTTTGGAGTAATAACACATATTTTGGTAGTTTAACAATGGCATTTATAGATTATACTACTGGTACTCAAACTACGCTTCATGGCCCAAGTAATTCTTCTGCTCTTCAACCGATTGGCGCGACTAGATTATATGATTTATGGTATCCTAATCAAAATAGAAATATTGTAGTTCATCAAAGAAATTCTAATAGTGGTAATATATTTCATAATAGTACTCAATCATATAGGTTTTCTAATGCTATGTCACCTAGCAATGAACATGGAACGAATACCAATACTAAATTTTCTGCAGATGATGGTACTTGGGGATTTATAACCGGAGTATCCCAAGCCGGTGGTAACTCAGGAGATGCTTTTATGTCAAATAATACTGGTCAATCATATGGTTTTAATAATGAAAATGATGGAGATACTGGCGGCAGTGCAGGTTCTTTTTATTGGGGTGCACAATATTCTAGCACCAATTACATGGCTTTCATATATACACGATTCGTATAAATAGGATAAAATAGAGGAAATTATGGCTAATCCAAATTCTAGAGATAAATTAATACAATATTGTAAGAGAAAACTTGGTGAGCCAGTTATCGAAGTCAATGTTGATGAAGATCAAATTGAAGATCGTATAGATGAAGCTTTACAATATTTTCAAGAATACCATTCTGATGGCACATTTAGGGCTTATCTTAAACATCAAATTACTGCCGATGATGTAGCCAATAAGTATATTACTATAATGGATAGTGTTCTTTATATTAAAAGACTGATTCCGTTTGGAACTAGTTTTGGAGCATCATTTAATTTTTTCGATATAAAATATCAAATGATGTTAAACGATATAGCCGACTTACAGAATTTTGCGGGTGATTTAGCTTACTACGAACAGCTTCAACAATACTTGTCTTTATTGGATCAAAAGCTTAATGGTGCTCCGCAGATTGAATGGTCAAGAAAACAAAGAAGACTTTATATTTTTGGTGATTGGGCAGATAAAGATATTAAATTAAATGACTATATAATTGCAGAAGTATTCGCCATAATAGATGCCGATTCACATACTTCAGTTTATAATGATCTTTGGTTAAAGGCATATGCAACTTCTTTAATTAAAGAACAATGGGGAATAAATCTTATGAAATTTGAAGGAATGCAATTACCGGGTGGTGTTATTATTAATGGAAGACAGTTATACGACGATGCTCAAGGAGAATTAGAAGCACTTAGAGAAAGATTAAGATTAGAACACGAAATGCCAGTAGATATGTTTGTAGGATAATATGCCAACTAACTTTAATATCAGATCAAATGTTAAATCAGAACAAACTCTTTACGAAAATCTCGTAATAGAATCGTTAAAGATATACGGTCAAGATTGTTATTATTTACCAAGAACTGTTGTAAACGAAAACAGAGTTTTTGGTGAAGATGTTCCATCTACGTTTGATGATGCATATAAAATTGAAATGTATATCGAGAATATTGAAGGATTTGATGGCGAAGGCGATTTGTTTACTAAGTTCGGTGTTGAAATAAGAGATGAAGCAACTTTTGTTGTATCAAGAAGAAGATGGAAAGAAACTGTAACTCGCGCTAATAATCAAATAAGTTCAAATCGTCCGAGAGAAGGTGATTTAATTTATTCTATTATGAGTAATAAAATATTTGAAATTACACATGTAGAGCATGAACAGCCATTTTTTCAATTACAAAACGTTCCGGTATTTAAATGCCGCGCACAATTATTTGAATATTCTGGCGAAGATATGGATACTGGTATTGCTAAGCTTGATGCCATTGATAAAGACTTCGCATATACATATAATCTTATATTACAGAATGATACTAATTTAATTACTAACGGTATGACTATTAGTCAAATGTTAGATAGCGCTGAAAACATTTCAATTACAGGTGAAGTTTCTAATTATAATAGTACTACAAAAACATTAAGTTTAATTCATGTAGGTGCAACTGATGGTAAGTTTCATAATTTTAATTTAAATAGAATTATAACAATACCTGATGGTACTGGATTAGCTATAACCGGTATTACAGAAGATAATAAACTTTCTAATAATGAACAAAATACCGACTTTACTACTTCAACTGATTTCTTAGATTTTAGTGAAAATAATCCATTCGGTGATGTGGAGAATAATTAATGGCAGATGATTTTTTTGATTTTGGATTTACGGCAGTTGATGAAGATGAATTAGAAGCAGTTCAAACAGCTACTAAAAAGGTTGAAACTGTATCTACTGATGCAACAGCAATTAAAGATAAATTAGATGGATTATTTAATGCAATAATACCATTACTTAATAATTTAAAAAAGAATCCAGAAAAAGAATATATACTTTGGCCTGATAGGTTAGCTAAAGTAGAAGCATTTGAAGATCATCTTCAAAAGATCTATGAGGCTTAATCATGTTTGGTACTCATTTCTATCATGAAAAGACAAAAAAATGTGTTGCCATATTTGGTAGACTATTTAATAATATTTATGTTATTCGAAAAAATTCAAGTGGTAAGGTTATAAGTCAAGTCAAAGTACCATTATCATATGCGCCAAAAGCAAAATATTTAGAAAGAATAAGAGAAAATCCGGATTTAAGAGAAGATACAAGAGTTGCTATAAAGTTACCACGTATGTCTTTTGAAATTACTAATATTGCATACGATACAACTCGACAATTATCTAAATTAAATAATTTTACAAATACTGGAACTATTAATTTAAGCAGACAGAAATTTAATACTGCGGTACCGTATGTTATTGGATTTCAATTAAATGCATATGCTAAAACTCAAGATGATGCTTTACAAATTGTAGAACAAATATTACCAACTTTTAATCCGCAATATACTTTAACTATAAAACCATTTATGAGTGAGCATCCAAATTTTTTAGAAGATATTCCGATTAGTATTGCTGGTGTAGGATTTGCCGATGATTATGAAGGAGATTTAGGAAGTAGAAGAACGATTATATACACTTTAGATTTTGAAATGAGAACAAATTTTTATAGTAATATTCCGACTTCTAAGATTATAAGAAAATCTGTTGCAAAAGTATTTAATCCGAGAGTTGGTTTTTTAGATTCAGCTCGAGGTTTAACAACAGATTCAGATGTTAGATTACAAACAGTTCAAATAGATCCTAATCCTATAACAACTATTGGTGATCCGGATAGTGATTTTGGATTTACTACAACAATATGGGGTCAAGATAGCGACGGAGGCTTTGGTAGCTAATGAAGTACATAAAAGATATAACAGTTTTAATTTTAGTAGTTGGTTTGATGGGACTATTGGGATTAATAGTAGTAGACGAATTTATGATGGCAAACGCGCATGGTGGAAAATTAGATGCAAGTATTATTGAATTATTACAAATGGCAATAACTGGTATTGTAGGTATTGTTGCTGGTTACGTATCGGGAAAGGGTAGTTCATGAAAACATATGAAGAAATAAGAGAAAGTTTATGGGACAACATAAGAAAAAGGCGCGCACAAGGTAAACGCAAGTTAAAGCCTGGTGATAAAAATTATCCTAAAACATTAGATGTGGGAGAAGATGCAAAGAAACTCACTGGGCGAGATTCAAAAGGTCATAAACGTGCAACTGAAAAAGGCGCAGGTATGACACAAAAAGGTGTTGATGCCCATAATAGAAAAACAGGTGGTAATTTAAAAACAGCTGTTACAACTGAGCCTAGTAAATTAAAATCTGGAAGTAAAGCATCATCAAGAAGAAAGTCTTATTGTGCAAGAAGTGCAGGGCAAATGAAAATGTTTCCTAAAGCTGCAAAAGATCCAAACAGTAGATTAAGACAAGCAAGAAGAAGATGGAACTGTTAAATGTCTGACAAAGTAAAAAATGACTATGAATATTCTCGTGATACTTATTATGAATTACTAGAAAAAGGCAAAGATAGTTTAGAAACAATGATGCAAGTTGCTAGAGAATCAGAACATCCTAGAGCATTTGAAGTATTATCTAATATGATAAAAAATTTGTCAGATGTAAATGACAAATTAATGGACTTAAATAAAAAGAATAAAGATATGGAAGAACCACTTAAAAAAGTGGAACATCAACAAAATAATATATTTTTAGGGTCAACGGCTGATCTACAAAAATTATTAAAACAAAAAGATGAGAAAATTGTAGATGCATCAAGCGCAGAGTTATCTAGGGAATCCTAATGTAAAGAAGGACGGTGTTGTACAACAATGGTCGGCTGAACTAGTTGAGGAATATTCTAGATGTATGAAAGATTCAACTTATTTTGCAGAAAAATATTGTAAAATCATTTCGTTAGATAAAGGGCTCGTGCCTTTTAAATTATATCCTTATCAAAAGAAAATGTTTAACCAATTTGAGGAGAATAGGTTTAATGTCG